TACCATAAATATGGAATAATAACCAAAAAGAAAAATGTCATTATTAAAGATAAAACCATTTATTATAGATGATACAACAGCAAGTGATGCTTTTGTACAAGCTAACGCTGCGTTTGGTACGGCTAACTCAGCTGCCTTATATGCTAACGCTGCATTCACTGCGGCTAATAATGCTTCCGATTCATGGGTTCGTAATCAAGCCAACTTGGCATTTGGTACTGCAAACTCCGGTTCATCTTACGCCAACTCAGCTTTCACGGCAGCTAACACAGCAGATGGTAAGTCAGTCACGGCTGGTTCATATGCTAACTCAGCATTTGCTACGGCTAACTCAGCTGCCTTATATGCTAACGCTGCCTTCTTGGCAGCAAACAATGCTCTAGATTCGTGGGTCAGAGGTCAAGCTAATGCTGCATTTGATACAGCCAATTCTGCTGCGTCATATGCTAACGCTGCGTTTACAGCAGCTAACTCAAAATTTAATTCATCTGGTGGTACAATCTCAGGTGATACAGTTGTTACAGGCAACTTAACAGTAACAGGTACAAGATTTTATGCTAATACAATCAATTCAACTGTTCAAGATAACATCATTACATTAAATTCTAATGTAACAGGTGTACCAACACAAGATGCTGGTATAGAAATCAACCGTGGCAGTTCAACAAACACATCCATTGTATGGAAAGAATCGGTAAACTCGTGGCAGTTCACTAATGATGGCACAAACTATAGTAACATAGCAGCTTCATCAGCGGAGTCATATGCGAACTCAGCATTTACAGCAGCCAATACGGCTGATGGTAAAGCAACAAGTGCTGGTAGTTATGCCAACTCTGCTTTTGGTACGGCCAACTCAGCAGCTCTGTATGCTAACGCTGCATTCACTGCGGCTAATAATGCTTCCGATTCATGGGTTCGTAATCAAGCGAATGGTGCCTTCATACAAGCTAATGCGGCCTTTGCAGCAGCCAATAATGCTAATAGTGCCGGTAATGAACTTCATTATAATACATTTACTGGTGATGGTACAACAACAGGATTTACATTAACGGCTTCTCCATTAGATGTCAGTTACACACTCGTTAACATTGATGGTGTATTTCAATTAAAATCTGCTTATACGATTTCTGGAAATACTATTTCATTTACTGGTGCACCAACCAACAGTTCAATAATAGATGTAACGTCTTTTGCAAACATAGCACTAAATACAACAATTGATACGGCCGCTAGACAAACAGGTAATTCGGCATTACTAGCAGCCAGTACACCACAAGCGATTGCTAACTCAGCAGCATTGTATGCTAACGGGGCCTTCTTACAAGCCAATGCGGCATTCACGGCAGCCAACAATGCTTTAGATTCTTGGGTAAGAAACCAAGCCAATGCTGCTTTCATTCAAGCCAATGCCGGATTCACACAATCAAATACATATGTTTGGCCAGCAGCTAACGCAGCATTTATACAAGCTAATGCGGCCTTTACTGCAGCCAACAATGCTTTAGATTCTTGGGTAAGAAACCAAGCCAATGCTGCTTTCATTCAAGCCAATGCCGTATTCACACAATCAAATACATATGTTTGGCCAGCAGCTAACTCAGCAGGCTCATATGCTAATGCAGCATTTACAAAAGCAAATAGTGCGGTAACATTGGGTAAATCTATAGCAATGGCGATAATATTCGGAGGATAAAATGGCAGCACCAAATATGGTAAACATAACATCAGTAACAGGAAGAACGGCAGTGGCCGCCTTGACTACAGTAACAAGTAATGTTATTACAAATAGTTCGGCTAGTGGTACAGTAGATAAACTTAATAATGTAATTTTAACTAATTATACTAGTACAAGTGTTTCTGCAAATGTAATAATCAATCGTAGTTCAACTGTTTATTATCTAGGTGGTAGTGTCGTTATACCTGGAAATTCAACGTTGGTGCTATTAGGCAAAGATACAAGTGTATACTTAGAAGAGGGTGATGTATTACAAGCACAAGCATCGGCAAATTCTTCTGTCAATTTTACTGCAAGCTACGAATTGATGAGTTAAAATGAGAACAAGAAGTAATTACGGCGTACTTGGTACAACACAAACTATTGGTACAAGTAGCACTGGTGGTGTTTATTCGGCCGATGACCAAAGAATTGCTAAATCAGCTAATACTTGGCCAATAATACTTTCATATGTAAATTATGCAACACCAGGTACATATACATTCACAGTGCCTTCTGGAGTAACTACAATTTCTGCAATGGCAGTCGGTGGTGGTGGCGCAGGTGATGACGGTAATACTGGTGACGGCGGCGGCGGCGGTGGATCAGGTGCATCAGCCGGTTATTTTAGTAACCTCACAGTAACTTCCGGATCAACTCTTAGTATAGTTGTTGGAGCAGGCGGATTAGCAACTAGTATAAAAAATACTACTGCACCCAATGGTAATTTAAGTTCAATCACATATAGTACATTTTCTTTAACTGCTTATGCTGGTCTAGGTGGACCAACTTATGGCTATGGCTCTGCTGCGGCACCTAGCGCACCATTGTTTTCAAATACTCCAGTAGGAGTAACTACTGGCGGTTATGCAGGTGGTACTGGAGGCGCCGCATATGACGGTGGCGGTGGTGGTGGCGGCGCAGGTGGATTAGCTGGTGCTGGTGGAACTGGCGGTCATTCTACGTCTGGTGGTGCAACTAATGGAGTAGGTGGTAGCGGTGGTGGTGGTGGCACTAATCTCGGCGGTGGTACTGCTAGTACTAATAATGGCTTTACTTCTGGCGCTGGCGGCGCTGGCCAGAGCAATGTAACTGGTGGTGGTGGTGGTGGGTGCGTTACATATAGTAGCGCAGTTGTCTCCACTAACGGTGCAGCCGGAAATGGTTTGTCCTCTGCCGGTTCAAAAGGTGGCGATGGTGGATTTCCTGGCGGTGGAGGTGGCGGGTCATGGGATAATGGTGTTGGTTTAGCCAGTGCCGGCGGCAATGGATTTGTTCGTTTAGTGTGGGGTACAAATAGTAGTGGAGCTAGAATATTCCCAACAAATGCAGGCGATGTTTAAGGATAAACAATGATAACAAAAGTAACAAATGGCATTAACTAAAATACTTCCATCAGGTTTAGATTCTACACAGAACTATACCGTAAATACAATTACAGCCAACACGGTAGTGTCTAATGGTGTAAACTTATTTACATTTGCTAATGCGGCATTCACGGCAGCCAACAATGCTTCTGATTCTTGGGTTAGAAATCAAGCAAATGCTGCTTTCATTCAAGCCAATGCCGGATTCACACAATCAAATACATATGTTTGGCCAGCAGCTAACGCAGCATTTATACAAGCTAATGCGGCCTTTACTGCAGCAAACAATGCATCAGATTCTTGGGTAAGAAACCAAGCCAATGCTGCTTTCATACAAGCTAATGCGGCCTTTACTGCAGCAAATTCTGCTGGCGGTGGTTTAAGTACACCCACAGTTACTGGTGTAACACAAGCTAATGAAGTAACAACACAAACATTTACAATCACAAATTATAATCAAGCTTACGCATACATAATTAGTACAACTGATGGTTCAGTATCTCAAACAGCAAATACCGTATATTGGACGATGCCGGCTGTTACTACAAACACAACACATTATATGACAACACAAAGTGTTTATACAGGTGTAACTTCTTTAGTTGGTACAAATACCGTTTTAGTTGTTAATCTAAATATAACAGACACAGCTATTGTTGTGACAGATTTCTCCACCTCTTATGCAAATACGGTTTATGGATGGGTAGTACCATGAAAGCAAAAGCAAACGCCATTTTTATCAGCAGCATCTACAACCAAGATGTAGCTGATACCAATTGGAACGAATATCAAACAATTATTACTGCAAATAGTGTAAATGAATTAACCATAAGAACAAGCGATACAACAGCAAATGTTTTATCTGTAACAAGTAATTATTCTGGTTTAGTTACGGGTTCAAAGATTTATGTTAGTAACAATGGTACCACTTTGATTGGTGCAAATATTGGTGTTATAACTTCAGGAACAGTTAAATCAAATACTTCAACTAAGTTAATAGATTCGACAAGAAGTGCATCTTCAGGTAATACAATTTATAATACTGCTGGATCTACATATGCATCTTCTCATTTCATGAGACCTGATGGAAAATTTTTGTGGATTTGTGGTGGTGATGGTGTCATAAGAGAATATAGATTAAATGTTCCTAACAATCTTGCTTCAGGTGCAGCAACTGGTAAAACAATTGGTGCATACAACTCAAATGTATTGGCTTCAGCTTTCTGTTTTAGTTATGACGGAAAATATCTTTTTAGATATGTTAATCAGCTGAACGCTGCTGCTGCTACAGGTGAATCTATAGTTAGATTTACTTTAATTACACCATGGGATATTTCAACATTAGGTACCAATGTTCAATCTAGAATAATGAAGAGCGGTAGTGGCGGCAATGGTTATAACTACGCTAAATCCATGAGAATTTCGAGAGACGGTACAACAATATTGGTATGGTCTTATGAGGGAACTACCGCTGGTTGCAAGAACGTACTAGCTGTACCATTTGATGTAACAAGCTACGTAGCAGCTTCGAGTTATAACTACACTCCTACCGGTATTTCTGGTCCTGCGACTTACGATGTTTCAGAAGATGGAAAAACTTGGTATGCTTGGACATATAGTTCAACCTATGTAGTCAATCTGTATCAAGGATCTTTTTCGCCGGCTTGGGAACTCAACACATTATCGGTTGCTAAAACAATTCCTTTAAGTTTCTCAAGCGGAGCACAGGGCACATCATCAGCTAGCTACGGACCAGTAGGTATTATGAGTGCAGACGGAAAAACAACTGGTGTGATTCTACCAATAGGGACACCCAGTTCAGTTGGAATCGTAACATTTAACTTAGACACTCAAGGTGGAGACGCAGCAAAGAGTTACAATATTGATGTTACTAGTTTTGGTATGGCCGCTTCTGCAAACAGAGCATTTTTATCGGAACCAAGTGTTTATGTTGCTGCAACCAGAAGTGCAAATACCGCAAGAACTTGGTCATATCAAATAGAATTAGATACAGATACAGCAGCAAACACCACAACAGCAGTTGTAGGTATAGATGGAACAGGTGTGTTGGCTGCCAATGACACTGTTTTATTAAATGGAACAACTTCAGTAACATTAAGTTCTGTTGTAGAAACAGCAAATGGTTTATCATGGAAAGATCCTGCTGGATCAACCGATTATATTAAATATTTTTCAAAAAATTACCAAACATTAAATTCTACCTCTGTTACAGATTATTCAAATGCGGCAAACATGGCCATGAGATTTTCAAACAATGGTAGTTATTTTTATATTATTGGAAATTCTACTGCTGTTTATGGATCAGGTGTTTATCAGTATGTGATGACAACACCATGGGATGTTAGTACATCAAAATTTTTAAATTTTTGTCCAATAGGAATGTATACTGCTGGAAGTACTGCTAGTGGGTATTATAATGCTAGTTACACTTTTATTCATGGATTTGATATTGATCCTAATGGTAATAGATTTTTTATTTTTTGGGGCGCAACAACCGCATCAACGCAGGCATATCAATATAATTTATCAAAACCACACGATTTAAATTCTATAACATCAGTTAATGGCCCCTATACTTTTACTCCACCAAGTGTTGCAGCGTCGGTTCAGGCTATCGCCGTGGCCAGATTCAATAGAACAGGTACACAAATTTTAGTATTGGAAACATATGACACAAACGGAGCGTACTATAGTTCAGTTTTAACATTAGGTACTCCATGGGATATTTCATCGGTAACAAATTGGAATCCATCATCAACGGTTCAAACTAACATTGGGGCTAAGGCGCCATGGATAGATGGTTGTTTTACACCAAACGGCGATAATTTTTTAAAATTAGGCCAAGGTTCAACTTACACAAATTCATATTTAACTATGCAACCGGCCACATCAGCAAACAACTCTTGGATTAGTTTTGTTTTCAACACACATTCCACGTCTGTGACCAACGTTGCTAGTTATCCTGCCGGTACTATTACTGCTGCATCAACTCAATCTAGAAGTTTGGATATATCTCCAGATGGAACAAATTTGTATATTTTACTGGCTAGTGGTGCAATATATCAATTTAGTACAAGATTAAAACCATTAACTAAATATGTTATAACATATCCAGCTCAAGCATCTGCACCAACAAGTGTTTATTTGCCTGATCCTAGTGTAAAACAAACATTTACTCCATCACTAGATAATGCAAATAGTACATTAAATTTTACTAGTTCATTTGTTTCTGCCAATTCTCGTGCGATACAGTTTAAAATTACTGATGCACCGATAGATACCGAAATAACTCAAGTAAGAATTAACCTAAACAAGTCACAATAATGTTAACAAGTAAAACTGTTCAAATCCAACCTCAGATGTTTAAGAAAGTTTTTACTTTCTATGATGATATTATTCAAGGTTATAAAGCTGAAAAAACCGAAATAATAAACAATTCTACCGTAGAATTTAATGGTTGGTTATTTGATTCCGATGAAAAGAGTATAGGTAGAATGTCTAGGTATCTACAAATATCTTCTATTGGAATGTTACAAGACCAATCGAATGGTATGACAACAAGTAATGCGTGGCAAAAACATTTTATTGATAACAAAATTCAATGGAAATTAAATGATAATACCATACAAGAAATTAATATTGAACAATTATTTGAAGTTTACACTACATGTGTTCACAATATGTCTAACAACTGGTTAAAATAATAAGTAACAAAGCAGATGAATAAGAGAAAAAATACATCACTAAATACCTAATTAAAGGAGATTTAGTAATGTCCATAGTACGAACAAGAGCACAATTCAAAGATTATTGTTTACGCAAACTAGGTTTTCCAGTCATTGACATTAACGTAGACGATGACCAAGTGGAAGACAGAATTGATGATGCTCTACAATATTGGCATGATTACCATTTTGATGGTTTACAAAAAGTATATTACATCAAAAAAACAACTCAAACAGATATTAATAATAAATATCTAGATTTAACCGAAGCCAAAGATGCATCTAATAATGCATTGGAAATTGTCGGTGTTACCCGTATTTTTCCAATATCAGATTCATTGTCTCAAGTTAATATGTTTGACTTGAGATACCAGTTACGTTTAAACGAATTGTATGACTTCACCTCGGCGTCCTACATCAATTATACTTTGACACAACAACATCTACGTTCTCTTGAATTGATGTTCACCGGTGAAGTTCCTATTCGTTTCCAAAGGCATATGCAGAAGCTGTTCATTGATTGGTCTTGGGGTGCATCTGAAGCTCCATTGGGTACCACAGTTATTGCGGAATGTTATGCCGTAATAAACGCTGATGTATATGGCAGAGTATGGGAAGACCGTTGGTTAAAAGAATATTCATCCAACCTTATCAAAATACAATGGGGCGCCAACCTTAAAAAGTTTGGTGGCATCCAATTACCTGGTGGAGTGGTATTAAATGGTGATAAAATATTTGATGAGGGTATGAGTGAGAAAACAAGATTAGAAACCGAGATGATTGCCAATTATGGTGGTCCTTTGGAATGGTACATGAATTAATATGGCTACATCGCAGTATTTTAATAACTATAATGCTCTCAGTGAACAGAGAGTAGTAGAAGATTTAATTGTCGAATCCATTAAGATTATGGGTTTTGATGGAATGTATCTTCCAAATGACAACGACCAAGCCAGAGATTTGTTGTACGGAGAAGATCCAGTTAAGAAATTTAACACGGCATTTCCTGTTGAATTTTATTTATCTAATGTATTAGAATATGGTGGCGAAAGAGAATTCTTTTCTAAATTTGGCCTTGAAATTAAAAACAATGTTAGTGTTATTCTTTCAAAACGATCTTTCTCACAAAGAGTTCCTCAAAACACATTTACACGACCACGGGAAGGTGATTTGGTGTATGTTCCATTCCTTAATGGTACAGGTGAACTATTTGAAATTAAGTTTGTTAATCAAACTAAAGACTTCTTTTCATTAGGTCGTAAGATTCCATTTTTCTATGAATTGGAAATGGAGAAATTCAAATATTCACAAGAAGTTATTGATACTGGTGTACCAGATATTGATATTGTGGTTGACAATTCAGCATACACAATTGATTTGCGTATGAGAGCCAATAGTGGTTCAGGAATATATCTGAGTAAAGAACTTGTGTTCCGTTCTCCAGATAATACACAAGCAAATGCAACTGTTGTTGGTACGGTTTCTAATTGGGATACAACAAATAGAATACTATCGGTAACCAATATTGCAGGTGAGTTTGCAAATAATTCATTGGTCATTGGTGCAACAAGTAATGCACAATATACAATAACATCATTTGATCCGTTGTCTGTTGAATTGAATAATGAAAAATATGACAACCTATACATTCAACAGCAAGCAAATTCTATTACTGATTTTAGTGAAACAAATCCTTTTGGTAACATTTAATGGCAAACATATTCTATAATCGTATCATTCGAAAATTGGTTGTTGGTTTTGGCAACTTGTTTAATGAAATAACAATGGTCAGATACAATTCAAACTTGACTGAAGCTGAACGGTTTATTGTACCAATTGCATATGCAGCCAAAGAACATTATGTGTTAAGATTGGAAGAAGATTTTAATTTGGACAAAAAAGTTCAAATAACTTTACCAAGATTGTCATTTGAGATGACTGGTTTGCAATATGATGCAAGCAGAAAACAAAATACAAACATAAGAAATTATGCAGCATCAACTGGTAATACGGTCGTTGGTCAATACAATCCTGTACCATACAATTTCGATTTCAATTTATATCTGTATGTTCGTAACATTGAGGATGGTACACAAGTTATAGAACACATTCTACCATACTTTACTCCAGACTATACAATCAAATTGAATTTGGTTCCAGAAATGGGAATGGTCAAAGAAATACCTATCATCTTAAATAATGTAACACAAGATGTTCAGTATGAAGGTAACAGAAGTTCAGATCCACGTTTGGTTATTTGGACATTAAACTTTACTGTCAAAGGTTTTATCTTTGGTCCAGTTTCAAGTGCTAGTTTAATCAAAACATCAATTACAAATATTCTAAATGATATAACAGCAGAAGACGTAGTTATATTTAACATGGGTAATACTGGTATCGGAACATATCAAATTGGTGAAGGTGTATATCAGGGTTATTCTGCTGGCACAGCAACAGCAACAGCTAGAGTTTTAAGTTGGAGTAATTCAAAACTACATCTAACATCAATCAATGGTAATTTTGTATCATCACAACCCATTTATGGTATGGTAACAAATGCAAATTATAATTTTACATCATATCAAGTTGCACCTTCCGTTTTATCACAAATAGTTGTTGTACCAAATCCAACAACAGCAAACGCCAATAGTTTATATACATACACAAGAACCATAACAGAAAATCCTTAAAGAGTCCATAGATGCGTATATCAGGTGTTAGTGTTTCAGGAATAATGATTAAAGATAAAGCTCTTCCTTTCGATTTAGCTTCTCTAACTGTTTCTAATGGATATTCAATTAATCCAGATTTGGATCCTGCAATAACAGCTTATAGTTTTAATATTGCTGTTGGTATAACATCTTTAACCTTTACTCCTACAGCAGTTGATTCTTTATCAACAATTCGAATTAATGGAGTAACAATATCATCAGGTAGTACTTCTAGTCCTATTAACATGTATGTGGGAACCAATATTGTTACCATATTAGTAATTGACAGAGATAGTTACTTTTCAAAAACATATACAATAACAATAACTAGACTTTCAAGTAATGCCAATTTGACAGCATTGACTACTTCTGGTAGTGCATTATCTCCTACTTTTGCAAGTAACACAACATCTTATACAACTTCTGTAACAAATGCAACAACGACAATAACTGTTACACCTACAGCTGCTTCTGGTAATATTGCACCTTCTTCAATAGAAGTTAATGGTAGTACAGTATCATCAGGTAACCCTAGTGATCCAATTTCCGTATCTTTGGGTGATAATAGTATTGATATAACAGTTACTGCTCAAAATGGTACAAATAAAATTTATAATTTAATAGCACGTAGATTAACTGGTATTGCCAATCTATCAGCATTAACAATTTCTAATGGCACACTAACTCCTGCTTTTGTAAACACCACAACATCTTATACAACTTCTGTAACAAATGCAACAACGACAATAACTGTTACACCTACAGCTGCTTCTGGTGGATCAATACAAGTTAATGGTGTCGCAGTTACATCTGGTTCTGCTTCTGGTTCAATTTCTTTAAGTGTTGGTGATAATACAGTTACTATAATAGTAACAGCTGATGACAGTTCAACTACCAAAACTTATACAATTACTGTACACAGATTAACAAATGTTAATACTTTATCGGCATTAACAGTTTCTAGTGGTGCTATATCTCCTACTTTTTCTAGTTCTACAACATCATATACAGCTACCGCAGTAAGTAATGTTACCACATCAGTAAATATTACACCAACAAAAACAAATTCATATTCAACTATTACTATTAATGGTAGTGCAGCAACATCTGGTTCTGCGTTTACGGTAAATTTATCGTATGGCAGCAATACAATTAGTGTTGTAGTAACCGCAGAAGATGGTACAACAAAAACATATACAATAACAATTACAAGAACATTATCTACAGATGCATCAATTTCAACAATGGTTTTTTTGTGGACTGGTGCTGGTGTTACAAAAACACCGACACCAGCTTTTGCTAGTGGAACTACTTCATATGCATTAACATCCGAAATTTGGAACAATGGTGGTGGTGCAACTACAATATTTTATCGGTTTATAACTGGATTTTCTTTGGCTACAGTGCAAGTTTTGGATAGTAATCCTGGAGGTTACCCAAGCTATACAACCATAACTTCTCAATATGGTGGCGGAGAATACGCTGTTGATTTATACCTGAATGATGGTAATAATACACAATACATTAAAGTAACTGCACAAGATGGAACCACAACTAGAACATATCAGTTTACAATATTTAAACAAGCACAAGGCCAAGAAGGTTTTGATTACGGGTACGCAGCAGTACAATATTGGACTGTACCAGCAGGTGTAACTTCAATATCAATGGTTTGTATAGGTGCGGGAGGTGCTGGTGGAAAAATAGCTGCTTACGCATATAATAAAGCAGTTGGTGGTGGAGGCGGCGGCCTTTCATATGGAAATAATATTTCAGTTACTGCAGGCCAAGTTCTAACTGTTTATTCTGGTGCACCAGGATCAACTTGGACTAGCGGATCTGGTGCAGGTGGCGGCAGTTCATATGTTACAATGCCGACACAACCTGGTGTATATTATTGTTTATCTTCCGGTGGCAGCGGCGGCACCATCAGTGCTTCAACTGTTGCTCTTTCTGGTGGTGCAGGTGGTACTAGTGGTGGTACTGGTAGAACCGGCGGATCTTCTGGCGGTGCCGGTGGAACAGCCGGAATTAGTGTATCCAATGGTAACACAACTTCTGCCGCTTGGCTTTGTACTGGCGGTGGCGGCGCAGGAGGTTATACGGGTGCAGGCGGCGCAGGAGGAAATACTTCTTCCTCAGGTGGTTTGAATGGCGCAGCAGGAACCGGCGGTGCTGGAGGTGGAGGTGGTGGAAATAATGCGCCAAATAGAACAGGTGTTGGTACTGGATACTATAATGCATCTGGTGCAGGTGGCGGAGTATATATTACAGGTGCAGGTAGTAGTGGTGCAGGAGGCCAAGGATCAAATTCATTAGGAACTGGTTATGCAAATGGTGGAGGTGGAGGTTCAAGTGGCACTGATGGCGGTAATGGTGGATCCACTTATAACGGTTCAGTTGATGTACCGAGTCCAGGTCTATATGGCGGCGGAGGCGCTTCTGGTTATTATGCTGGCGCAGGCGGCCAAGGCGCAGTACGTATTATATGGCCTGGACTTTATCGTTCTTATCCAGCAACAAATGTGGTGGACGTATAAATGAATATTTCAGGTATAAACTCAACCAGTTGTACACCAGCTCCTTGGCAGAATGATACTGGTGTATCTAATCTCAATGTTATATGGTATTGGGTGAGATAAATAGTTATATGAATACATTTGACAATAATATGGAAAAAATCTTTGATGTAACTCCGATACAAGAAGAAAAGAAACCTTTGGTGCCAGTAATAAGCAAGGCATCAACAGATGAACCAGACCTTAAAACTGACCTGGTCGATGCTTACGAGCAATCCAAAAGCAATCTACAAGACTTAATTGACAACGGCAAGGATGCAATGGAAGAATTGCGGCAGATTGCCAGCGCAGGACAACATCCACGTGCATTTGAAGTATATGCAACATTACTAAAGAATGTGGTCGAAGCAAATGACCGACTATTGAAAACACAAAAAGAAATGCGTGAGATGGATGGTAAGAAAAGAGAATCTGATACCAAAATCAATAATGCTTTATTTATTGGTTCGACAGCCGAATTGAATAGATTCCTCAAAGGTAAAGAATGACCAATGATTTAAGATTTGGTGAAGCATATCGTGACAACCCTCTACTTAAAAAGTCAGGTGTCAAGGTAGAATATACACAAGAACAGGTTGATGAGTATATTAAATGTTCTAAAGACCCCGTTTACTTTGCCAAAAATTATATTAAGATTGTAAACGTAGATGAAGGTCTAATAAACTTTGCTATGTGGGGTTTTCAGGAAGAAATGTTACATCTGTTTGCAAACAATAGATTCGTAATTACAAAGTGTCCTCGTCAGGTTGGTAAAACTACCACAACTGTGGCCTATATGTTATGGGCAACCATTTTTACTGACACACAAAATTGTGCGGTACTGGCCAACAAAGGTGCATTGGCTCGTGATATTTTGGGCAAATATCAACTGGCCTATGAAAACTTACCAATGTGGTTGCAACAAGGTGTTGTCACATGGAACAAAGGTAACGTAGAACTTGAGAACGGTTCTAAGATTATTGCAGCCTCTACATCTAGTTCTGCAATTCGAGGTGGCTCATTTAATATTGTATTCTTAGATGAATTTGCTTTCGTTCCAAACAATATTGCGGAAGAATTCTTTAACTCTGTTTACCCTGTAATTTCATCAGGTAAAAAGACAAAGATTATTATTGTGTCTACACCCAATGGTATGAATCTGTTCTACAAGTTATGGATGGATTCATTAAACAAGAAAAATAACTATACCAATTTTGAAATTCATTGGTCTATGGTGCCAGGTCGTGATGAGAAGTGGAAAGAAGAAACAATTCGTAATACATCAGAACGACAATTCAAACAAGAGTTTGAAACAGAATTCTTAGGTTCAACCAACACTTTGATTTCTGGTTATAAGTTGCAACAGTTGGTGTATACCGATCCAATTGCCAACCATGATTTGTTAAAAATCTATGAACATCCAGTCAAAGAAGGTGTTGATGAAGGTAAATCAGACCACTTATATTGTATCTGCGTTGACGTTTCTGAAGGTAAAAACCTAGACAGTTCCGCAATGTCAGTTATTGATATCTCACAGACACCATACAAACAAGTGGCAACATATAAGAGTTCATCAATTACAGCAATTCTTTTTCCAACTGTCATCTATAACACCGCAAGGTATTATAATGATGCCTATGTTTTGATAGAAATTAACAACAACCCACAGGTCGCAGATTCTTTACACCAAGATTTTGAATATGAGAACTTGTGGAAGATATTTACAGGTAACAAGAAACCACAACAATTGTCGGCTGGTTTTGCCCGTGGTATTCAAATGGGTCTAAAAATGTCAACTCAAGTCAAGGCTATTGGTTGTTCAAACCTAAAAACTTTGATTGAAGGTGACAAATTATTAATTAATGACTTTGATACCTATTCAGAATTGACAACCTTTGTTCAACAAAGGAACTCATTTTCTGCGGAAGACGGCGCAAATGATGATATGGTTATGTCTTTGGTCATCTTTTCATGGGTAACAACTCAACAATATTTTAAAGAAATTGT